TTCCCACGTTGGGGGTCTACTGCTTTGCCCGCTGCTGCTTGCGACGGCGACGAGTAGCATCTTCTGAAGACGCTGAATCCCGCCTACCCTGAGGAGTCGGGGGCTTCACCTTGCGGGTATTATACGCGCCAATAAGCGCGTCCATACCTTTAAACCCGCCGGCTATGCCAGCACCAATGACTGCTCCACCCGGTCCGGCCAAAGCGGTCGAAACAGGGACAGCAACAGTTTTCGCAATGTCAGAGATGACAGCCCACCAATCTGCAAAAGCGTTCATAGAGACCGGGCAAGCGACTGGCATCTTGGGTGCAATCTCACTATAGAACTTCAGCGCAGCTGAGTCATAGGTAGCACTAGGAGTTGCCAGAACAGCGAGGCCGGGATCTTGTGAGGTGGGGGCAGTTTCTGTGTAGACACGGAGTCGGACTCTGAGGGTAGAAGTCGCAGAGAGTCCTGTAAACATAGCTCCGGAGAATTCAAAGGGGGTGGCTTTCCGCTTCCCGCCAAAGTAAGCTGTCGTGGGTTTAGCAACAGCAGCCAGGGACACACCCGTGCCCATGACATGTTCTCCGTTCGCAATATGTCCTGTCGGGGATCTCAACGTGCCTATTGTGGTAGTATTAGAGATAGGGTTGTCAACTGTATTCTGTGTGCATACAATATAGCAACCTTCAGCGGCCGACCATTGTGTAGTACCACGCAGCAGGTTCGCTGCAGCTACAGTGGCAGGAGCCTCACGTATTTTGTTCCACACCGTCGTGCCATTTGCAGTGTCAGCGGCGTTGGTCACTAGATTAAACGTCGGTTGCGTTCCCGTCGGCATACGGTAACATGTGCACGCGCCTTGCTTATTCAGCTCAGCGGTAGTGTTAATAACCTCGAAGCCCATAGCAATGATACGGGAATTACTCTTTATCAGATCAGTGACAGTCCCGAGGTTAGTTATTGCAAGTCCTGCCGGGCCCCATTGTGCGGCTGGTGTGGGCGCAAGCAATCCACCAGCATTGCAGGTGACAATAGTCAATGCACCTGTACCAAGAGTGTTCGCACCTGCTTCCAATGCAATACCGGTCTCACCTAACGCACCTGCAATGTAGAAATTGGCAGCAGTATCATCCATAATGGGATTGGTCATGATGTGACAGTCCCAATTAACACCACCGGCGAAGACGACATCTGAAGAATACTGATAACATTGGACTATAGTCGAACTACCATCAGCGTCGGGGTAACCTGCTAGCGGTTTGTTCCAATCATGGAATGGGTCGAGTGCGCAGGTCAGCCACTCTTTACCATCAGCTGTAATTTTCCCTTGTGTTTCCAGATTCTCAAACACACGAGGGTCTCTTTTAGAAGAGCGATTTTCCATCTTGTTAGTATGGGATACCCTAACAAGGAAGGGGACTGTACATTCATCCGGCATTGGGAGCCGTGCAGTCTCTTGGCATTCTGAATAGCACGGAAATATTAAGGTCAAGTTCAAACCACCGATTTTGGTCCAGCATATGCTCCGGATGAACCCCATAGCAAGCAACACTGCGGTCAACAGGCTCGGACACCGTACACCTAAAGTATATTCCACAAAACATCCTCCGGGCCGCTTGCCAGGGCCGGGAAGGTTGAAATCTGCTGCAGTCCATCCATTGTGGTAGCACACCACAGAATCGCTCGAATGAACAAATCGTTGGAAATAATCAGCACAGTCCTTAAGATCTGCTAAGAGCACAAGTAGCCGTTCATCATGACAGGAACCCAATCCCATGGTGCTAATTGCACTCTCGGCTGCAAGCTGCTGCGCCATGTCAATTCCATAATTCTTTGCAATGGCAACACGGGCTTCGGTCGTGATAGTGTGGGAAAATGCATCCACACCAAATTTCAAAGCCCACTGCAAAATTTGCTTCGAATACCAGTCTCCGTCCCAGCGAGGCACGACGCCATCAAGCAGCGAATTGACGCGCAGAGCTAGGGGCGTCACTATAGGACAACGGGGGTACTCATACAAAAGCGAAAGAGCCTTCGCTTTCAATAGCTGCCTGCGGACAGCATCAGACGAGTGAGCAAAATATGAATGAGACCATCCAAAATTCACAAGCACGTCACGAGGGTCAGTAATCAAACATCCATCTCCAGAGAAGTTCATGCAACAAAACGTGGTACTATTCAGATTCTCAAAGGATAATATTTTGATATCAAACCCTAGGTCGTTGAAGTGGCGTTTCGTGACAGTGCCAGCAGCAACAAAAAGCCCATCATCGCCCTCAACGACACCCGCGAAACCTCCGCCGACAAGCTCGGCAACGTACATAGCCAGCATCAAATTACTGAATCCGTTTCCAAGGGAAGTACACATGTCGCCAGACATTCTTTTGCCTCGGACTTTAAGGGTGAAGTTCTTATACCGACACACATTAAGACCCGACAGCGCCTTTTCTATGTGCATCAGTTCCTCTTTGAAGTGCGGGGCCAGCATGTAGCGGTAGAGTCGAAACTCCAACGCTTCCAGAATTTGCTTGCTGAAATGACTTTCAAACTTGGAATAATCGGTTTCATAGTACGGTCCTGGCCTGTTGAAGAACACTTCTCTCATATATGCAGGACGCATGTGCAGCGGAACTTTCTTTATAAATTCCGGCCTAGAAAACACCAATTTCTCAATAGCGTGAAAGACACGACCCGAATAAACTTTAAAGCGATCGCTGCGGGAATTTATGCCCCGTGCGTGCTTGTACTCGCCGTAGACTTCGCGCTTGCAGAAGGATTTGAGGAGATAATCCTCCTTGCTAAGCGGCGTCAGGGTCAAGCTTGCTGCAGCCCTTTTCAATTCATCCTTTCGCCATCTCGGATGTTCAGTCTGGTCTATATATTCATTATAATCCAAAACGTCTGTAGGTTCAAGCGGTCGCAGATTGCGTACAAGCCACTCATCTACGAAACGAGCCAATGCCGCTAAGCGAGGAGGGTCAACAACTGGGTCGTACCTCGCAAAGCGTGCCAAACACCCCAAAGAAACAGTGAGTCCGTCATTCGCATCTGGCATGGGAGGGGCAAATCCATGCATGACCGGACCCAAACTATGTTGCATTACCCGACGCCGATCCGTGGGAACATGATGCTGCACCACACATACAGTCGATGCAGGGGGTCCAGGATCAGGAAGGGTGACGTCACCAACACGGTAACCGACAGCGACCAAATGAGAGGCGTCACCCAATGGGAGTTTTTTGGACTCGACAACAATGAGCGGCGCATCCGTCTATTGTGCCGTATAATGAGAGCACCAACAAGAGCTGAGTCTTGATAAACATTCCAAGCCATCGAGGTATGAACATTCACGGCGGAAACAGCGCCACAAATGCTGACGAGGGAAGGCTCTAGCGCTTCGTCAGTGAGATGCTCTGCTCTAACACCCAACTGGCTGAGGACATCGGGAGACACAAAAGCGGTCGTTCGGGAGCCCACACGATCAACTTCGACTTCATATATCGTGCGCACATCTTTATCCAATTTCGAGTTCTTATTTGAAAGCAGTCGTGTATCAACACTCGAAGTGGGGCAGTGACGAACTGGAATGACATACCCAAACGGTAATGTACACGCTGTAGGAAGAAGTGAAAAGGTCGATGCAACAACAGATGCTATCAAATGCGGGCTCAAAATTGCCAATTCATTGAGCATGCCTCTAGTGCGCACCCTAGATATCATAGCAGACTCCGAGACAAGAGTGCTAACGGAATTCTTCGCCCTAGTGTAGCAGCAATATCGAGAATAAAGATCATAAGCAGTTGCTGCCAAAGATACCGTAGAGAGCGCCAAAGCATATTTCTTCATACCACCCCACCAGAGGATGCCACTGGCACACGGTATGGTCAGAGTGACGACTTTTTCTCTCCAAGATGTGCAGTGGAAAAGAGGAACTGGGCACATCTCTTCATCCAGCACATTAACAACATTTTCTGGCGTTTTCTTTTCAGACATAACTTCCTTATAGGCATCAGCGTCACCGGCGGCCTTCGCACGAGCTTCGCTGATAGAGGCGACTATAGCAGCACTACTCCTAGTGCCACGAGGTCTCCAATGTTTATTTACTTTACGGGAAGAACGGTGTGTAGACTTCTCATCATCACTCAATCGGTGCTCCGAAGAGGAAGAGCACGAGAGGGTCTCGTCCATGGACCTAATATCCACGCACGGTGATTCCTTAGTGTCGCGAGATCTTTGCATAACAAAAATGGAGTCGGGGCTAGGATTCTATTGGACAATCAGAATTGCAAGCGCTCCCTCGAGACCAGGGCAAATCAATGCCATGGTTCATAAAATGACACCCTGCATATGCAGGGGCTGCGAGAGAGTTTTGAAGCAATCTTCATAATGCAGGCCCTAGGGCCGCCGTCCGCCGGAACCCACTCCCGAGCACCAGTTACTCTACAATGTAGAACATTAATAGAGT